TCGCAACAAATGATTTCTTCTTGAACATCGAAGGTACTAACAACCTTGCAGGCCGTTCAGCAACAGCTCGTTTATACGGCGCAAGAATGACTGCATCAGCTTCAATATATGCAGCATTGGTTCAGTCTGAAATATTGAGCCAATGAGGGATTTAATTGGTTAAGATCCACGGGGATTGGTGTGGACCTAACTGGACTCAAGGAAAGAGTCAACCTGCCAATGCTGCTGGCGTTGATTTTAGCGCCCCTTGTAAGGATGCGCTTGATTGCGCTTGCCGTTCTCATGATCGAGACTGCTCAAACAGCTTGGGATGCAGTGCGAAAGCGGATAGGAAATTAGTATCTGCAGCATTGAAGTATGCGGCGAATCCAATTAACCGATTATTTAGACCAGATACAGTGTTCAAAGCAGAAGCGGTTGCTGTTGGAATTACAGCCGCGTCATTAACCAGGAAGCGATAACATGGCCGAAGTAACATTAACCCTTGAAGAATACGAAGCATTGCGAGAAATGGCAATGGGATCAACAACATTGACTGAACCAACACCTGAACCTATTCAGAAGAAGAGAAAAGTCTCAGCGTATTCGAAGAGATTTGGAAAGGCATTCAAGAAAGTTTCATCCGCATACAAACTCAAGAATGGAAAGTGGAAGAAGAACGGCTTCAGAAGCGCGGTTAGAGCAGGTCATAAACTAGCAAAAACTAACCGCAAGTTGTGATTCTATGACTAATCCAATAGTTCTAGCACTCCAGAGTATTCTAAAAGAGTTACGAGCATTGAGAAAGGATCTAAAGAAGTAATTACCGATTGCAGAATGAGCAATGTTCTGGCATTTCACAAATTAACTGATCGATCTCTGCTAATTCCATTTTCCTCCAGACATAAGTCCCCAATTCTTTTATCCAACAATCATCGCAACGATTTTTAGTTGATATCATTGTTCCTTTTGTAGCGATATATTCAGAATAATGCTTAGGACAAAGAACAACATGCCCATCATTATTATCAATCTCCCAGAGATACTCAGAAGAATGATTGAATTCACAAAAACTACAGTAACCTGCTGTCCTAGTTCCAACCGCGCCATGGTAGTATTGGATGTCACTCATTGAGAAGGCCCCATGTATTTGCATGTCTTACCACATTCGTGACACATAAACATCAACATCTTCTCTTCGATAGAAGAATCATACCAGAGATCACAAGGTTCGCATACGGCCTCATACATTTGTCTCCTGCTTTGGTGCTTCATTTGATGACTTCTTGCTTCATCCATGAGTTTCTTGCGTACCCAAGCGCTAAAGTTTGCCTTTTTAGAGGCTAATTCGTAGGTGTCTAGGCTGAGGGAGATGATTTTCTGTCTCATATTCAAGGCTAAAACCTAATTCGTATATAGTTATCACCCAAAAAACATTGCTCACAATATCAAAAGCCTCGTTTCACTCCCCTTTTCCCTTGCCCCAATAGCCTGTCGGCCTCTTTTCCTCTTAGCCCCTGCTGGAATTGAAGGGCTTATCAATGCCTCACCCTAAAGAGGATAGAATCCGTGTGTATGAAAAAGGTGGGTGCTTTGATTTGTACAGTAGGTTTACTTTATACACCGTGGATTAGTGGGGGTGTTATGCCTAAGGGTCTAAAAGCAACATCCAGCCTAATTGCGATCTCCGCAGAAGTTTTTGAAAGTGCAGCTAATACTTTCACTTCTCAAACTGTTGATCTTCAACTTAATCCACTCGATCAAGAAGTTTTCGTAGTCTATGGAGTTGATATTGATTGCCTAGATCCAAACTTAGTACCGGGCGTTGACACAGTTCTCAAAGCAAGTGTATCGACAACACGACGTACAGATGTTGGTTCTCTTGGAGAAACCAATGTTGTCGCTATTAACCGTATCACAATTCAAGATAATGGTGTAACAGCAGTGCGCTCTCAATTCTCCAGCGATTCAGCTCCTTCAACTCAACTTGAATACTTAGCTATCATCGCAACAAATGATTTCTTCTTGAACATCGAAGGTACTAACAACCTTGCAGGCCGTTCAGCAACAGCTCGTTTATACGGCGCAAGAATGACTGCATCAGCTTCAATATATGCAGCATTGGTTCAGTC